TCTGATAATGTTACATTTGAAATGGATGGTGGAAATGATGCAATGGAACCTATATGTTTTTCTGCAGATAAACTAAAAGAAGTATTAACTGCAAATAAAGGAGACAAAGGTACGATGCATATATCATCAAACGGATTAGCAAGAATAGATTTTACAGGTACTGACTTTGATTCAAATTACTGGTTAGTTCAATTACAAAATTAATATGGAAGTACGAGTAATAAATAAATCAGATAATGATCTTCCTAGTTATGAAACTATAGGTAGTGCTGGATGTGATGTTAGATCAACTCATGGAGCAATAATAGGACCTGGATTGAGTACTTTAATTAAAACTGGGTTATATGTAGAAATACCAGTAGGTTATGAAATACAAGTGAGGCCAAGAAGTGGATTAGCATATAAAAAACAAATAACGGTTTTAAATAGTCCTGGAACTATTGATGCAGATTATCGAGGAGAAATTGGAGTAATTTTAATTAATCATGGATTATCAAAAGTTACTTTAGAAAAAGGCGAACGAATAGGACAATTAGTATTAAATAAAGTTGACCAAATTAAATGGAACCCAGTATTAGTATTAGCCGACACTAGTAGAGGGGTTGGAGGTTTTGGATCAACAGGAAAACAATAAATTATGTTTGGAGTAACAGAAAACACGCTTTGGGTAGAAGCATTTAGACCTAATACATTAGATGGATATATTGGTAATGAACATATTATTGATAAAGTTAAAATATTCATTGAAAATGGAGATGTTCCACATTTGCTATTTTATGGAGGAGCGGGTACGGGTAAGACTACATTAGCAAAAATTATTGCAAATAATGTAGATGCTGATCTAATGTATATTAACGCATCTGACGAAAACTCAGTAGACGCAGTAAGAGATAAAATAAAAAGATATGCATCTACAGTAGGATTCAAAAGATGGAAAATTGTTATATTAGATGAAGCAGATTATCTTACACCAAATGCTCAAGCAGCATTACGAAACTTAATGGAAACATATAGTAAGACAACAAGATTTATATTAACATGTAATTATGTTGAAAAGATTATAGATCCAATACAAAGCAGATGTCAAACATTTGGAATTACCCCTCCTAGCAAAAAAGATGTAGCACAAAGATTAGTAACGGTGTTAGAAGAAAAACAAGTAGAATATGATATCAAAGATGTTGCAGCTATTATTAATTCTTCATATCCTGATATTCGTAGGGCAATTAATGCAGCACAGAGTCATGTAGTTAAAGGAAAATTGACCCTAGATAAGAATAGTGTTGTACAAGCTAATTATATGACTAAATTACTTGAATTATTAAAATCTGGCAAAGATAAAAAAGAAACATTTAAAAGTATAAGACAAATTATTGCTGATAGCAAGGTTAAAGACTTTACACCTCTTTATACTTATCTTTATGAAAATTTAGATGAATTTGCAACTGGATCTATTGCTTCTTGTATATTAATAATTGCAGAATCACAATATACCGACTCACATGTAGTTGATAAAGAAATTAATATTATGTCAATGTTTGTTAAATTAATGAATGAATTATAAAGGAATAACATGATGAATCCAACTCAACCAAATATCAATCCTGCAGATCTAAAGCCAATGATCTGCTCAGAATGTGGAGGAATGTATTTTAGACAAGTAATGAGTATTAACAAAGTATCTAGATTTGTAACTGGTGCAGACAAAGACACTGTAGTTCCAATACCAGTATTTAGATGCGACGATTGTGGCCACGTTCCAGAAGAATTTAGGCCAGTAATACCTACTAGTAAATAATGGGAGCTCCATATCCAAAAGAACCAGTAGTCTTAGTTTTCAAAACATCAAATAGATCAAATGCTCGAACTAAGATGAAAGTTTATAAAAATAAGAATGTTGATTATGTCAACGAAAAGAAACTTCCTGGAGTACCAGAAAATTCAATTTTCTTGGAATTAGCTATAGGAGAACATTATATAGAAAAGTATAAACAAAAATATAAATTATGACAAAGAAACCTGCAACTATTTTCGATTTTATTGATGGAATGACTCATAAGAAAAAAGCTTGGTCTGAGTATACAGACATTGACCACAAAAAGTTTTCTCCTTATTTAGTTAATCGATGGTTATCAATGAGAATGGAACTAATTGAAATAATCAATCAGTTACAGAAATATACAATAGGGTTACTATCCCATAAGGATACTTATCGTCTCTATCACGGCCTTCTACCAGCCCAGAGAACCTTTGCTAAGTACATAAAAGGAAAAAAGGAAGATAAGTATGACAAACAGTTAGTTTCACAAATTGCAGACCACTACCTAATAAGTAAATCAGAAGCAGTTGATTATATTGAATTGCTTTCAAAAGATAGTTGCGGATCTTTGTTATCATTATATGGATATACAGAAAAAGAAATTAAAAAAATGCTAAAAGGTAAAAAATGACATTTGAATCAGATAATACAGAATCAGTAAACACCCAATATCATTATGTTGGTAAATCTAGCTTATACAAGTTTTCAGAAGAATGGGATTTAAATTCATATGAATTTGATATTATTAAAAGAATTGTTAGATGTAGAAAAAAAGGACAATTTGAAGAGGATTTAAAAAAATCAAAAGATTTAATAGATATTTATCTTACCGAACATTTGGATCAATCCAAATAATTTCTTATAATATAATAAAAATATTATGGCAAATAACGTATATACAGTTGTGAGTATAGAAGCTTCTAAAGAAGTTCTAAAAAATTTCGCAGACAAAATATTTACTCCGGAAGTTGAAAAAGCAGATTGGCAGAAAAAAAGTGATTTATTAGCTAATAATTTATATAGATTATTATATAAAGATTATCCAAAAGAATATTCTAGAGAATGGATGACTGAAAATGTGGGAGCCAAATGGTGTTTTATACATGATTGGCAAGTAGATGATGACATAATTGATTTGACATTTGATTCTGCATGGTATCCACCAGAAGAATTATTTCATGAACTGGCAGATTGGTTTACAAAGCGAGGAGAATTTGAAATGGAGGCTAGAAGTGAAGATGAAGCATATTTACATGTTTCAGGAGGCTACGCTAATCAGAACGGTTCTGAATTTATAATGGAAGATGATGATTTACCAGAATATCCAGATGACGATGACTTTGAAGATAACAAAGATCAATATGCATATGATGAAGCAGTTGATAATTTTTATGATAAAATTTCTGAAATAAAAGATGATCTTATCTTAGAATGTAAACAAGATCTTATTTTATATCCATAATATGAAAAGCGGGTATATAAATCCAGTATATAAACTGTCATTAAATGATGTATCTAAGGTTCCTGCTAAGATATCTTATTCGCAATGGTCTATGTTTGAAAAGTGTCCTAGACAATGGAAACTTTCTTATATTGACAAATTAGCTCCGTTTACTCATAGTATAGCAACTTGCTTTGGAACAGCATTTCATGAAACATTGCAAGAATATTTAACTGTGATGTATACAGACTCTGTAAAAGCAGCAAATGAAATTGACTTTCGTGATATGTTGTTAACATGTTTAAAGATAGAATATCAAAAAGGTGTTAAAGCAAACAATGGAGAACACTTTTCAACTCCTGCAGAATTAGCAGAACATTTAGAAGATGGTGTTCAGATTCTAGAATGGTTCTCTAAAAGAAGAGCTCAATATTTTTCTACTAAGAATATGGAATTAGTTGGCATAGAAGTAGAATTAGGTGTTCCAGCTTCAGTAGTTAATAAAAATGTATATTGGTATGGCTTTATAGATATAGTAGTAAGAGATACCGTTCAAAATAAAATAAAGATTCTAGATATTAAAACTAGTAGAATGGGCTGGAATAAATGGCAGAAAGCAGACAAACTAAAAGCAGCTCAATTAGTTGCATATAAAAAATACTTTGCAGATCAATTTGGCACTCCAATTGATAATATTGATATTGAGTTTTTTATAGTTAAAAGAAAACTATTAGAAGAATCAATGTTTCCTCAAAAAAGGATACAATTGTTAAATCCTGCATCTGGATCAGTTACAAGAAAAAAAATACAACAAAGTATTGACACATTTATTGAGTATTGTTTTGACAAAGACGGCAATAAACAAAAAGATAAAAATTATTTAGCTATAGCTGGTAAAGGTGCAAAACATTGTAAGTGGTGTCCTTTTAAAATGGATTATGATAATTGTCCTAAAGAAAATAGGATTCGTGAATAATTTTTATTATAATAATAATAAGTAGTTTAAAAAATAAAAAAGAAACAAATATATGAAAAAAATAAAAAAATTATTAGTATTATTAGCGGTAGCAACATTTACAAGTTGTGAAAAGGAAACAATTGAAACAATACCAGAACCTAACTATACAGTAGAAGGTAAATGGCTATGGTCACCAACTGAAAATAGAGTAGATGCCAACACAATGTTTGAGTTTGAAGATGATACGGTATACACATCTTATTGTAATACATCTAACTGTGATGATGATTATTGGAACTCTTTAGATAGTACAGATAGAATGCCATCAGTACACATTTATTCTTTTGATGGAGATACTTTAGTATGGGACGGAACACCACAAGTAGCTACATTTGAATGTGACGGTGGTAAATTAGAATTCGGTAACTTCAAACTATGGAGATTAAGTTCTAATTGTCAATAAAAAATAAAAAAGAAACAAATATATGAAAAAATCAATAATTACAATAGGCTTGTTTTTAATAGCAATTTCATTTTCTGCACAAGAAAAAGGACACAAAAACACTACCCCTATCAAAGATACTAAGGTTGTAGTTAACCCAATTAAACCAAATGTATTTAATCAAAAAAATAATATGGTTGTAGTCCCAGTTGCTAATGTAAAATATCAAACATCAACTACAAGAGCAACATCATCAACTAACAGACCAGAACAGGTTAAAGGTGAAAGAAAAGACAATGTAAAAGTTGTAAATAACAGAGCTAAAAATGCTCCAAAGCCAACTGGTTTAAATCCTGAAAAAGTTAAAGAAGTAACTAAAGAAAGAAACGATAAATAATATGAATGGGTTATTATTAGAAGCATTATATACAAAATATCGTGCTGATAAAGCTGATGCAGTTGCTAGATTAGATATTTATCTAAACAATTCAGTTGGAATTGGAGAACATCCTCAACACACAGAAGAAATGGATAATATAGTAGCACAATTTGCAGATGCTCAAGATAAATTAGAAGCATTAAAAATGATGATATCTGCCGTAGGATATAGTAATGCTGCTCCGGAAAAACAAGTTATTAAAGGATAATGAGAATTGGAGTTATTGGAAATAAAGAATGGCAAAACAAAAGAAAAATACAGCAAGTTTTAACAGATTTAAAACAACGATTTTCAAATAATTTAATAGTAGTAGGTGGAGGAGGAAATGAAGGAGCTAATTTTATGATTAGAAAATTTGCATTAGAATTTGGAATTCAATATGAAGAATATAATGCATCATATACCGGCCATAATTTATATTCAGCACTTCCAGAATCTTATTATGGTAAAAATTATCATTTTTCACAATTATTGCATAGAATGAGATTGTTAGCAGAAAATTGCGATTATTTAGTTATCATGAATAATCAGAAAGACTTAAATCCTCAACTAAAAACTGCATATAATAAAATAAATAAACTAAATAAACCAGTAACTATTATAGGTTGATATTTATAATAAATAAAAAAGTTATACAAGGAAATAAATGGAGTTACCTAAATTACAAAAAATAGATCCAAACAAACAAAAAAAGAAAAAAATATTGTTAATGGGAGATGACTTACGTCTTCCTTCTGGAATTGGAACAATCTCAAAAGAAATTGTATTAAATACAGTGCATAAATATGATTGGATACAAATTGGAGGAGCACAAAATCATCCAGATAAAGGAAAAATGTTTGATCTTTCTGCAGATGTGCAAAAACAATCAGGAGTTAAAGATGCTAGTGTAAAAATAATATGCGAATCAGGATATGGAAATAGAAATTTATTATTTCATGTATTAAACCAAGAAAAGCCAGATGCAATATTTCACTTTACTGATCCTAGATATTGGATATGGTTGTATCAATTAGAACATGAAATAAAAACTACATTTGAAATTCCTATTATATATTATTCAATTTGGGATGATTTGCCATATCCAATGTGGAATGCTCCATTCTATGGAAGTTGTGATTTAATAATGGGTATATCTAAACAATCTGATAATATTCATCGTGAAGTTCTATCTCAAAATAATTTTAATGTACATGATTGGGATATAGGAGAAAATAATGTTGACGAATTTGAATGGAATGATATAATTACTGGGTATGTTCCACATGGATTGAATCATAATTTATATAAACCATTACTAGAATCAGATAATTTATATCAAAAATCATTAAAAAATATAAAAGAAGCAAATAATGTAGATTTTATTGTTTTCTGGAATAATAGAAATATAAGAAGAAAACAACCTGGTGACTTAATATTAGCTTTTAAACATTTTAGAAATATGCTTCCTAAAGATAAACAAGATAGTGTAGCATTATTACTACATACTCAACCTTCAGATGGAAATGGAACAGATTTAAGAGCTGTTTGGAAAACAATTGCACCAGAATGTAAAGTTATATTTTCAACAGGTCATATAACTTCAGAAGAATTGAATTCAATGTATAATATTTCAGATGTAGTAGTTAATATTGCATCAAATGAAGGCTGGGGACTTAGTAGTACAGAAGCATTGCTATCTGGAACACCAATTGTTAACAATGTAACAGGTGGATTACAAGATCAAATGAGATTTGAAAATGATAAAGGAGAGTGGATAACATTTGACAAAAAGTTTTCAACTAACAATCAAAAAACATTTACAAAATATGGCAAATGGGCTAAACCAATATTTCCATCAAATAGATCATTGCAAGGTTCTCCATTAACTCCTTATATATTTGACGATAGATGTAACTTTGAAGATGTTGGAGATGCTATATTCGAATGGTGGTCAATGGATTCTGCAGAAAGAAAAAAATGTGGAGAAGCAGGAAGAGAGTTTTGTTTAACTCATGGGCTAACTGCAGAACAAATGGGAAATAAAATGATAGAAATGATTGAATTTATGTTTGATACTCCAAAAGAAGTACGACCTAAATATCGATTAACAAAAGTAACAAAGAAACAATATAAGGAAATGGGAATAGTATGAAAAGAACATGTGTCATATCAAGTCCAGTAGCTACACAATCTGGTTATGGACATCATGCAAGAGAGATAATTGAAAATTTTATAGAACAAAAAGATTCAGAATGGGATATTAAACTACTTTCAATGCCATGGGGAACTACACCATTTACATATCCTGTATCTAATGATATTAGAAATAGAATTGTTCCTTTACCATTAAAAGAACAGCCAGATATTTGGGTACAAATAACAATTCCAAATGAATTTCAACCGGTAGGAAAATATAACATCGGTGTTACTGCAGTAACTGAAGGTGATATATGTAAAAAAGAATGGGTAGAATCAGTAAATAAAATGAATTTAATAATTGTTCCATCTAAATTTACAAAACAAGTATTATTAAATTCATCAGAAAAATATAATATTCCAATAACAGCCAATATACAAGTTATTTCTGAATACTTCAATGAATCTATTTACAATAAAAAAAATACAATAGAGCCTATTAATAAATTAAATAATATACATGAATCATTCTGTTTTTTATTTGTAGGACATTGGTTACAAGGACATTTAGGAGAAGATAGAAAAAACGTATCCGGATTAATAAAAACATTCTTTGATACATTTAAGAATTCACAAAAAATGCCAGCTTTAATTCTAAAAACTAGTGGAGCAACATATTCTATAACAGATCAGTGGGATATTGAAAAGAAAATAAATGAAATACAAGAAATATATAGTAAAACTACAAAATTACCAAATATATATTTACTTCATGGAGATTTATCTGATAATGAAATGAATTCGCTATATAATCATTCTAAAATTAAATCAATGGTTTCATTTACTAAAGGCGAAGGTTTCGGAAGACCTTTATTAGAGTTTGGAACATCCGGAAAACCCATAATTGCTCCAGTATATTCTGGACAAGCAGATTTTTTAGAACATGTAGTAGCTTTACAAGGAGGATTAACTGAAGTACATTCATCTGCTAGAAATGAATGGATTATAGCTGAATCTAAATGGTTTACTCCTGATTATAATTTTGCTAAAAAAGCCTTAAAACAAGTACATAAACATTATAACAAGTATTTGCCATTTGCTAGAGAACAAAAAAAGTTTGTTGAAACAAATTTTACTAGAAAAGCTATATCAAAACAATATACAGAAGTATTAAAAATAGTACAAGAGTCTATAGATAAAATTGCAATGCCACAACAACTAGAACTTCCAAAACTTAAATTGCCTAAATTACAGAAAGTATAATAATGTTTGAATATAATAAAGATCAAAAATATACAGAAAAATGGTTTGATGGGATGATTCCTACTTGGAGCAAAGTATTTACTGAATTTATAGATAGTACAAAAATAAAAAATGTTTTGGAGATAGGATGCTATGAAGGAAGAGCTACTAGTTTTGTTTGTGAAAAATATTTACAAAAAGGTACTAATTATGATGTAGTAGATACATTTGGTGGATCTTTAGAAGAATCTGGTATGAGTGGAACTGCTAAAAGATTATTAGAAGATGATTTTATTTATAATAACTTTTCTCATAATATATCTTTTTATCCTGATATTAATTTTAATATAAATAGGGGATTTTCTCAATATATCCTTCCAGAATTAGAAAAAAAAGGTAACAAATATGATTTTATTTATATAGATGCTTCTCATAGAGCTGATGATACTTTTATAGATGCTTATTATGCTCATAAAATGCTTAATTCTAAAGGGTTATTAATATTTGATGATTTTGCATGGAAAGACCCTAATCAAACTGATATAGTATGTTCTCCTGAATTTGGAATCCGATCGTTTTATACTATGTATGAAAATTTATATGATATAGTTTTTAAAGGCTATCAATTAGGATTAATAAAAAAATGAAAATAGGATATTTTATAACAGCATGCAATGAATATGAAGAGTTAAAAAAACTTTTAATACTATTGCGAACCAACATAGACAAAAATGATTGTATTGGTATTTTACTTGATGAAGAAAATGTAACACCGGAGGTTGATTCATTGTGTAATCAATTCTTAGTTCCAAATAATGAATCATTTCGTGTAATATACAGTAATCTAGATAATGACTTTGCATCATTTAAAAACTTAGGATATCATTTATTTGATGATTGTGATTGGATTTTTAATATAGATGCTGATGAACTCCCATCATCTATACTAATACAAAATATCAAACAAATTATAGATCTTAATCCAGAAACAGAATTAATATATGTTCCAAGAATTAATACAGTAGAAGGATTAACTCAAGAACATGTTAAAAAATGGAAATGGCAAGTAAATGAAGGCGGATGGGTAAATTGGCCAGACTATCAAGGAAGAATATATAAAAGATCCCCAATGATAGAATGGAAAGGAAAAGTTCATGAACGTATAGAAGGAATAAAAAAATATTCACATCTTCCAGCAAAAGAAGAATTTGCATTTCATCATCCTAAAACAATAGACAGACAAGAACGTCAAAATAAATTATATGAATTAATTTCTAATTAAAATTTTATGATAACACATTGCATTAGCACACATAATAATTTACATTATTTAAAACTAGCTATTAAGTCAGTTAGAAAAAATAGTTACTATAAAGATGCTCCATTTGTTATTCATGCTGAAAATTGCAATGATGGTACAGATGAATGGTTAGTAAAAAATAGCAAAAAATATAACCTAGAATATTATATTGATAAAAATGATATTCCTTTGGGTATTGGTGGCGGAATGAATTTTTGTGCTGGTAAAGTTAAAACTAAGTATATTAATTTTTTACATTCTGATTTTTATGTATCTAAAAATTGGGACAAAGAACTATTGAATAAGTTTGAAAAATATCCTAATACTCCTATGATGGTATTTAGTTATAGAATACAACCTAATATATTTAATGAAAATCCTAATAGACCAGGAACCCATATAGTCAATAGAGATGAATTTGGAGAATATTATTATAATTTTAATGAACAATATTTTTTAGATTGGTGTAAAGAATTTTCTAATTTAAACGACTTTGAAATAAGAAAAGGCGAAGGTGTGAGCGGAATGATATCAAAATTAGATTGGGACATGGTAGGAGGAAATGATCCTTTATTTGCACCGTCTAGTTGGGACGATATGGATTTGTTTATTAGAATGCAATTAAAAAATATAAAAATTGTTTTAACAACTAAATCAGTTATATATCATTTTGGAGCTAGAGGAAGTCATTTTACAGACGATAATTTTGATAAAAAATCAGAAAGGCAAATTAAATCAGAGCAAGATAATGCAAGGAAATGGCTAACAAAATGGAATAAATATCCTGAAAATGATGAAGTACAATTTGTAAAATCATCTGGAATGAAAATACTAGATAGTTATCAAGGACATTATAAATGAAAAATTATTTTATATTTGCATCAGATAAACGAGCTTACTTGGATACTATTAATGTAGTTAAAGAATTAAAAAAAAGAAATATAAATTATTTTTATTTATTTAGTCAAGATCCTGCAACACAATTTCCTACTCATAATCTAGATAGTTTTAATTATGATACCAATGTAGAATTTACTAACAATGTTTTTTATAATAGTATTAATATTAATTTACCATTTAAACCAGATGTTGTATTATTAACTAGAGAATCTTGGCAACCGCAATCATCAATAATACATGAATTTAAACAACAAGGAAGTATAATAACATGTATAGAAAATGCTGTGTGGATTATAGGAACTATAAAATCTAGATTAGAAATGATTTCTAGATTTAAATATCCAGGTAATTGTATTGACATATTTTTTGAAAATTCACAATGGAGTTTAGATACTAAAAAAATATGCGGATGGTATGATTTTAAATCTGTTGTAGTAGGAAATCCAAAATATGATCATATTGAAATATCAAAATATAACGAAGATAGTATATTAGTTTTTGGTACTATGGAAAAAGAAGCAAGGTATAAAGTATATGATATTATACAAAATTTAATAAAACATAATAAACTAGTTTATTTTAGACCACATCCTGGAGAACTAGAACAAAATAATATTCCAGAGTTTCCAGGCGTAGAAATAATAAAAAATGAATCACATGTTGTACAAGCTGCATCTAAATGTAATT